GTTCGCCTAAGTTGATAATAAGTTATTTGGTTATATATTTTTTTGCAGTTGCCGCTCCGAACGAGGCGCGGTAACTTTTTCAAAATCTAAAATGTTCGACATCGTTAGTACCATAGAGATAGCCGCAGCCGCCATGCTTGCCCTGACATCGGGGCTTGCATGGGGCTTGCATGAAAAAATATCCCATCATTGGTGGGTGTTCTCGCGGCGTTTCCCATCTGCTAATCCAAGGTTCTGGAATCCAGATGTTTCATGGATAAACAAGTACCGCGACCGCGAGACAAGCAAAGGCATCGTTCCAATATTTCGATATGTAGATTTTTCCGATGCAAAGCATATCCTGGCTTCGCTTGTTCAGGTGGCCGCTTATGCCGCTGGCATTGTAACAGGGTACGAGGCTGCAATGAGTTGGAAGTTGGGTGCTGTCTGCTTTTTGGCCGTGTATGTAATGCGAAGCATAGGAAATCGGATAACATGGAGTTGGCTATACAAATAGAAAAAAACAATGAGCAAAAAAAGCGACATACAACTTCAATACATACCATTTTCAAAACTGGTCTTTCTTTCCGACAACCCACGCACGCGGACGGATGCCGGATTTAAAAAGATGGTTGAGGATATAAAGGCAGACCCGTCTTTTTACGAGAATCGCCCTACGCTTGTTAATTTGGTAAATGACGAGTATTGCGTCTATGCGGGCGACCTACGCGCACACGCCGCGCATGATGGCCTTGGATGGGCAGAAGTGCCGTGTAACGTGGAAAAGGACGTTGATGAAAAGATAATGCGACGCCGGGCAATACTTGACAACACGCACCGCGAGGACTGGGATAAGGACGCGCTTTCAGCGTGGGAATTTGAACAGGATGAATTGGAAGGCATGGGGGTGGATGTTGAGTGGGAAAGTGAGGAGGAAAACCCGCAAAATGTTGACTATTCAGCAAAGAACAAAGAGATTGACGTAAATGAGTTTGAAGATATAATGACTTTGAACTTAAAATATTCATCAGATGAATATTGGAAAGTAAAGGAGCAAATGTCTGCAATAGCGCAAACGCCAGAAGCGGCATTATGGAAATTATTAGGCAATGAGTAAACACCTGTTCCCATATAAATGGAATTTATCCGATGGCTACCCGGCAAAAGGGATAGAGCCAAACGGGCTAAACGTTTTTGGAACTTTCATTTGTGGCGGCGGATCAACAATGGGCTATAAATTGGCAGGCTTCAATCATTTGGGAGGCGTTGAGATAGACAAGCAGGTAGCAAATGTTTACAAAGAAAACCATAAGCCAAAATACCTATACAATGAAGATATAAGGGCTTTTAATAAACGCAATGATTTACCATCGGAATTGTACAGCCTTGACATATTAGATGGCTCACCGCCTTGCAGTACTTTTAGCATGGCAGGAAGCCGCGAAAAGGCATGGGGTAAAAAGAAGCAGTTTAGGGAAGGGCAATCAGTTCAAACATTGGATGACCTTGTTTTTGTATATTGTGATACAATTATAAAATTGCAGCCAAAGGTTTTTATCCTTGAAAATGTAAAGGGAATTATACAAGGCAATGCAAAGACGTATTCAAAAGAGATTGTCAGAAAAATGACAAGCGCAGGATATACGGTGCAGGTGTTTTGCCTGAATGCCGCAAGCATGGGAGTGCCGCAAAAGCGGGAACGGGTTTTCTTTATTGGGCATAAAAAGGAATTTGATTTTCCTATTTTAAGGTTACAGTTTGATGAAGATGCAATACCGTTTAAGTTTGTTGACCAAGGAAAACAAAATAGAAAAGAAATCAGGGACGGGATTAAGCAATATTATAAAATAACCCCAATGGGGAAATGCGTTTCATCTGTTCATCCTACTGGAATGTACTTTGGAACATACAAGCAGCACCCAGAAAAAGTGTCAAATACCTGCATTGCAGACAGCGGGGGCGGTATAATGATTCATCATTGCGAAGATGGATATTTGACCGATGACGAATACTGTATTATAGGTACATATCCACTTGATTACAATTTTATTGACATTGAACCAAAGTATCTAATTGGTATGAGCGTTCCGCCTGTAATGACGGCGCAAATTGCTAATCAGATATATGTTCAATGGCTTAAAAAACTCGTAAAAAACACGTAAATGAAAGACGTACCAGGGCGAAATGGAGGCACAATAAAGAGGGTCGAAAAGGGAGACCCTATGCAGCCAGGCGGCGGTCGTCCCAAAAGCGTGGACATAATTAAACTAATGTCCGAATACTTGGAAGGCGACGGGTACACGATCATTGAGGGGATTCTATTGGATGAAAAAGGCGAAAGCACAGGGCAAAAGGTAAAGATTCGGGCAAGCGTGCCAAATATGCAAGCCGCTGCGCGGGCGTTCATCCAAAACCTGAAAAAGGGCGACACAAAGACGCTGGCTATTTTCTTGGATAGAACAATGGGCAAAGTGCCACAGGACGTAAATATGGCAGGCGGTGTAAACTTTACTTTTGATGGTGTTGATGACGAGGCAATAGGAACTGTTTTAGCGGCTGTAAAAAAGGCTATAAAGTGAGGATAAAAGTGGTTAAGGCTTCGATGTTTGCGCCTCTGAATGAGCAGCAAAGATCGGTTTTCCTTAGCGCCATGCGTTCACAGGGCTTTTTGCCCATTGTTTTGAACGATGTGTACATACCGCATATATTCAGACCGGAACGCATACAGATATTTTACGGCGGTTCTGGCTCTGGAAAGTCCGACGCAAAGGCGACGGAACTACTTTTGAAATGTTTAACGCGGGACTATTGCCGTGTGATGTTCATTCGTAAGGTGTACGATACTATCAGGATGTCGCAATTTCAGTTATTCAAAGACTTGATTGCGCGGTATTCGCTTGGCGACTTCTTTCACGTGACAGACCACAATATGACAATCAAGTGCAAGCACAACGGTAATATGCTGTTTGCGCGTGGATTGGATGATGTTAGCAAGGTGATGTCGGTGGCAGATGTGACCGATATTTGGATAGAGGAGCCAATAGACAGGAAAGGCAGCATAACGCCGTCTGACTTCACAGAGTTGAACAGGCGTTTGAGGACGGAGAAAGCGAGCAACCACATACACCTGACGTTCAATCCGATTAGTAGCGAATCATGGATTTATGACTACTTTTTCAGGTCGAACGCTTATAGTGCGCACATCCTGAAAACGACGTATTTAGATAACCACTTTTCGCCAAAAGAACAGGAACTGCAATTCCGAATCCTAAGCGAAAAGAACCCAGAGGAATACAAGGTTTATGCGCTTGGTGAATGGGGCAAACTGAAACGCGGGCTTGTTTTCCCTGAATACGATGTTACCGACTTGTTCCCGAATGATTGCAAGATGTGGGGGTATGGCTTAGATTGGGGCTTTTATCCTGACCCGACGGCCATGCCAAAGTGCGGAATAAAAGATGGGGCTTTGTTCTTAGATGAGGTGATATACCAGACCGGATTAACGAGCGGCACACGGGCGCAACTTATGCAGGCAGCAGGTGTAAGGATAACAGATACCATCATTGCAGACCCGAATAAAGAAGCGATTGCAGAGATGAAAACGAAAGGGTACGGGAATATCATAGGGGCTGTAAAGGGGCCTGGATCGGTAAAGGCCGGATTGAAGCAGATGGAAGGGTTTAAGATCGTGATAACGAAGCGGTCAAAGAACATTAAAAACGAGTTGGATAACTATGCGTGGCTTATCAATAAGGCCACAGGAGAGCCGACAGGGGAGCCGATAGACGCATTTAACCACTCAATAGATGCAGTCCGATATTGGGTAACACATAATTTAACGCAGCCCGTACAAAGAACGGGATATTCTTATGGGTACTGACTATTGCGAAATAAAGCGAAAGATATGGCGTGCAACACGGGATGCCAATATTTTAGCATCTCCTGAACTATCCAGACAGGCAAAAATGCTTTATGTTGAAATTAGCGAATACTTCAAAGATATGGAAGTTTACACGCAAGTTTACAAGGCAGAGGATAACGAACGGTTTATAATGTCCGACCTTAAAAACAGGATTGACAAATTTCTTAACGATAATAATTTACAATGAGCAACAACTATCAAAAAAAGCCATACTGGCAAAACCGCCTACAAATGGCAAAGTCATGGATTCACATTTCAAAAAGCCCCGTGTTTGATGAAAAGCGCAAATTTGTCGGATTCACAAAGGGCGTAACTTTCAAAAAACCAAAGCAGGTATAAAATGGCATTATATCCGGTAACAAAGCCACATAGACCAAACGACCTGAAAAGACAGGCATTAATCATGCTCATTCAACTTTTAAACGCATAATACCATGTGTTCAAATTGCGGAGGTCACACAGACCCAACAGACGCTACACCAAGCGCAAACGAATCGCGGATACTTGCCCGCGTGAATAGGTTAATAGCAGCAGCGCAGCCGCCATCGAATGCAACGGAGGTGCAAATGGATTTCACGAAAAACGAGCCAACGCCAATAACGCCTGCCAATGTAGTGGGTGAAGCAGTGGAACAATCCATAGAGCCAAACCCATACGAAACAAGACGCGGGCGCAGAAACAAACGCAAATGATAACCATCACCACAAAGAGACACGGCGCGATTGATGTGCCTATGCACGTTAACGATGTGCCGTCTGTGTACTGGAACGAGCACGAGGTGTTCAATAAACGCATTGCCCAGCGCGGCGCGGACATTGAACACCCAGAATATGTGCAGTTGATGGATCAGCAGGTAAGGTGTATTTTCCGAGACCTGCCAACGTCCGTACCATACGGCAAGGCAAACGGCCAAAACGGATTGCGCCCTCAATCGCTATTTGCAACATCGGACGGCGAAGGACTGGGAACGCTGCCTATTACCATTTGCAGCCTGCATGAGCATATCCTTGCTTTATTGGATTCAGTAGAACTGCAATGGACAGACGTGGAATACAGAGGCGACATTTACACGCTCACGCCGTTTGCTATTGCGCCAATGGCCAACGTTCAGGAGTTAACAACACAGGAGGTCGTAGAGGTGTTGCAGTTGGACAAGTTGCTGAACGCCTACTATGAAGAAGCGACAAAAGAAGCGTTCGACTACACCAGAATAGCGCCCGGAAACTTTGAGTTAGAACTGCTCAAAATCGCTGCACTGCTTCGCAAGAAAACAGCAGACGGCATAGAGCCGTTACCACACACAGAAACGGGGCTTATCAACTTCCTGACAGAGCGACGCGAATACTTTACCGACCTGGATTATCAGACCATTTTGCAGGTCAGGTTTTTTTTTCAGCAAGCACTAACCCTGTATTCTTTAGCAGCCCAGACAATCCCGAAGGATATGACGCATACTGGAAAGGATTAGCAAAGCCAGGACAATACAAGCCAGATGCAGCCCAAACAAAAACAGGGATAGATAGAGCGCAACAAATTGACAGTCTTTTAGGTTACAGGCGAATTTATGCCGATATGCTCAATTCCGGGCATTTTGGCAAAACGATACAAGAAATATACAACTACCCGTTTAGAACGGCTATACACGTTTTGAATATTCTGGCAATATACAATGATTGAACAAGCATTAATACGACTATCACGGGCAATGCTGCCAACAGATCCGGCGCGAATCAACACGTTTGCCGTGATTGATAACCGTTCAGACCTGATACCTGACAACATTAACGCAACTATTCGAGATGGGCGTATTGCTCATTTTTGGGGGCGTAGATGGGAGGCATCAGGCAAAGACCCGGCAAGCATCCAAGTTGATTACAGCCTGTTATTCCTTCGCCATTTAGATAGCGAAGTTTCAGGTAGTTCAATCTGCACAAATGTTGAGATCGGGCTTGTATCGCTGCCTGAATGCGAGGGATGCGCAACATCAAGAAACGAAACAGAAATAGCAAAGGACAATGTGCGCGTGTTGTCTAACATCGTTTCAGAGTTGAACGGTTACAAGTGCTTCAATATGTACTTAGGGTCTCAATACGGCGGTAACGGTCAGGGCATCTACTGTTTTACGCCGTCCGAGATTGAACACCTGAAAGAAGAAGGCGTAACGTTCCCAAACCTAAAAAATGGAACGTGCAATGGGGAATACGTTAACGCTCAATCAGGGTACACAATCAGAACGCAAAGATTCGGAAGCGCAAACGCGCTAATCTCATTCACCAATTTCACCCGCTGCGATTGCGAAAGCATAATGCAGTTGGATTTTTCAACAAACAAAGAATACCTACAATATGGCGAAACTAAGTGCAGCAGCACTTGTTAGCGCGTGCATCCTGATTGGATGCGCCGCACCTAAGAAGCAGACGGAATACAAGTGCCAAACCCTGAACGCCAAAATCGAGCAGCCATACATTGACCAGATACAACAATACCGCATAAAACAATGAGCAAACAACGCCGCGACATATTTGCAATATTCCTGCTTTCATTGATGGCATTTGCCGCCGTGTCTTGCTTGCTTGCACTTGCTTTCAAGATTAAAGCGTCAATCGGTTAACCATATTGCTGGCATCACGAAAATGGGTAACATTCAAAACGTCATATTGCATTTGCTTCGTCCGGCTGTTGACCGCGAAATAAAGGCCATAGTTGAGGACTTGCAAAAAGAGATCCGCGACCAAGGTCACGCGGCATCCGGTTCGCTGGCAGATACGATACGATACGAAGTAACACAAGATGAAAGCGACGGTTTTTTAGCGATTGTCTATGCCAATGAGTATTGGCGTTTTGTAGATCAGGGCGTAAGCGCAGACCGCATACCATACGATCCAACGGTACGAACGGGGAAATCAACATCAAAATACATTCAGGCGCTAATTGATTGGGCGGCATTGGTACGGCCTGAACTGGATGAAAAGGAACGCAAGTCTTTTGTTTTCGCCGTGGCGGCAACACAGGCAAAAGAGGGGAACCCGACCCGTGGCAGTTACAGGTTTTCAAATAACGGTGAACGTCTCGACATGGTTAACCGTGTGATTGAAAGATTAGGCGACATATCAGGGCGAATTATACCGAGGAACGTAGCGGATGAAATAGCCGCGCAAATATTCAAAGCAGCATAACGGCCTGTTCAGCCTTAAAAAGAACATAAAATTATATGGATAACACACAAAATCAACAGCAACAAGAACCAACATTTGGGATGCGACTTGTAGGAATATCCTTTAATCCATCAGGAGATGAAAAGGTTGCAAGAATCAAGTCATTGTGCGCAGAACTTGCAGACATTGTGAACGACGATGTAATGCAGAATGAAGAAAGAACCGCTCTGCAAGTAAAACTACTTGACCATGCGATTTACGAAATATTAAATGCGCAAATGAACGCGGTAAAGGTTGTTACACTAAAGTATTAAGATTAGCCCCAAATTACCAATATGATAGCATACGAAGTAAACCAAGACGATAAGACGAAAGGCATCCTGTAAAGATTGGTAAATTAGAAACATGAAACAATGGCCACACAAACGGCAATTCTAAACGTAAAGATTAACGTTGACGGCAAAGACACGGTTATCCCTGTCCAAAACCTGAAACAACTAAAGGACGCTGTAAAGTCCATAAACGAACAGCGCATTACATTGGCCCCTGACAGCGCGGGCTTTGCACAGGCAACGCAGCAGGTGAACACCCTGAACAAGTTGTACCGTGATTTGTCCAAAGGCGCAGGAGACGCGACAACGGCTATCAAGTCAGCGAATGATGAATTAAGCGGCGTGTCTAAGTCGGTAGGCTATTACCGCCAATTGCAGCAGCAGTTAACGGCGCTAACCAACCAGTACAAAGACCTGAACAAAGCACAATTAGAGGGTTCAAAGGGAAAGGCTTTACAGGGGCAAATACGGGGCGTATCTGACACGCTCAAACAGTTGGATGCGGGCATCGGAAACTACCAAAGGAATGTAGGCAACTATGGCAGCGCATTGTCCGGCTTATTCGGAGGCGTTCGTACTGCCATCGGTGGCGCGTCGGCACTTGTGGCGGGCATTGCAGGGAATACCATCGTACAAACGACGGCGCAATTTGAGAAACTTATAACCGTGTTAACTCAAAATGCAGGCGGTAACAAGTTGGATGCACTAAAGCAGTTTGAGGTCATCAGGCAGTTTGCGGCAGATACGCCGTTCCAAGTGGATGAACTTACAGAATCATTCAAAAACCTGCAAAATAGAGGTGTACGCCCAACATCGTTAACACTTGAAAAATTAGGCGACTTTGCCGCGAACGAAGGTAGAAGCATAGACCAAGTTACGCAGGCGGTGTTAGACGTCACATCTGGACAAACCAGACGATTAGAGGAAATAGGCGTTCAGGCAGCATTGTCGGGCGACAAAATAAAGTTTTTCTACAAAGGCGTAGCAGGCGAAGTAGATAAAACGGCAGATGGCGTTAATAAAATCATTGATGCCCTATATTCTGCCAAAGGCGTAGCGGGTTCAATGGCTGCACAGTCCAAAACATTAGGCGGCGCAATCAGTAACGCAGGCGACGCTTTCGATCGTCTATTCTTTGCCATTGGTAACAGTTCCGGCGCTATTAAAGACACCGTTGTAGGGTTCTCAAACCTTGTTAACTCAATAGCACAGTTGATCGAAACGCCACTAAGTGAACAACTGGCAAAGGATCAATTGCAGTTTGAGGGGCTTGTGGGCGCATTGCAGCAGGGGAATATAGATGCCGACGTTCGCAATAGGTTGCAGGCCCAACTTATTGCCCAATATCCTGAATACATACAATACACCGACAAAGACAAGCAGACACAAATAGACCTTTCTGCTACGTTAGAGATTGGTAACAAACTATTTGAGCGCCGCATATTTTTGCAAGCCCAGGAGGAACAGTTGACCAAGTTTGCAAATGACAAAATCAAACTGATTGAACAGGAAGTAGAAGCGAGGCAAAAGGCGGCAAGGTTGCAGGAACAAATTGCGCAGAGCCAAAAGAGCAACAACGCCTTAGAGGTGGTAACAAACGACATTGCAAACGCTGTTCGTGGTAACTCGCGGTCAGCAGCGGAACGCGACATCAAAATCTATGAGCAGCAGCGGGAAAAGTTAGATGCAGATCAAAAGGCGTTCTTAGAACAGCAGCAGCGCATTGAGGGGCAATTCTTCAAAGACCCGACGGCAAACACAGCCGAAAAGTTACGCCTTCAACTTGAAGCAAAGAAAAAAGCAGATGCAGATGCGGCAGCCAAAAAGGCAGCAGCGGACGCGGCAAAACTATTCGGGAAACTTACAGCCGAAGAAAAGAAGGCGCTAAAGGAAACCGAGAAGATCGAAAAGGAGAAAGCGCGTTTGCGCCGTGCCGCCTTGTTTGCACCCGGAAGCGGCCAAACAGACAACGCTGTACCGCCAATTGTTGAAGATCAACAGGTCGTTAACTTTGTAAGTGCGTTTGACATTGGCCTTGAAAACTTAACAGCCGATTTCCAAAACAACATAGATGACCAAATCGCATTCTTTGAGACACGGTTAGAGGCGCTAAAGCAGACGGCTTCGCAGTTAGGCGACAACACACCGCCAGAATTTACAGCGCGACTGAATGCCGAGGAGCGCAGCCTGAACGCATTAAAGGAACGCCGCGAACTTGAAAAGAAGTTCGATGAGGAGCGGGCAAAGGCAGATGAAGAATCATACAAACAACAACAGGAGCGGTCTAAACAATCCATCGAGGATGAGATCGAACGACGCAAAACGATCAAAGAGGCGGCCATTGAGGCGGCTGGCGAGATAAGCGGCGCAGTCTTCTCTATTGCAAAAAGCAACATCGAAAAAGAGGCAGACGAAAAACAAAGAGCGCTCGACAAAGAATACGAAACAAAGATTGCAGCAGCGCAAGGGAATGCACAGATTGAGGCGGCGTTGCGTGCTGAATTAGAGGCCAAAAAGGCGCAACTCGAAAAGGACGCGGCAAACCGTCGTAAAAAGATAGCCATAACTGAGGCGGTTATAGAGGGAGCGCTGTCAGCAATTAAAGCATCAGCAAACCCGCTCCAACTTGGATTGGTTGCCCTGACAACGGCGGCAAATATCGCCATCATATCCGCGCAACAGTTTGCAAAGGGCGGTTTCGTCAAACGGCAAAAAGCAGGCTGGATTGCACCAAGCGACGCGAACGCGCCCGCTACGCCATCGGGCGATACGGTTCTGGCATATATGAAGCCTGGAGAATTGGTAATGAACCAACAACAGCAGCACGCGCTTTCAAATATAGCAGGGCCGGACATTTACAAGCGCATCGGGGTTCCAGGTGCAAAGGCATATCCAAGGCAGCCACAACAAACGCGGGTAAGCGTGAACAATGAACTAAGCCTTTCAGATGGTCAGGTCGGATCATTCGCCCGTGTAGTAGGCAGGAACACAGCAACGGCGGTATCTACTTCCGTCCGTTCAGAACTCAACAAAGACAGGGCGCTAAGAAACAGAGATGCCCGTATTTCACAATTCAAAGCAAAAAAGAACAGATAATGCCTACAATATTCAAACAGCCGTCAAACGTAGCACTGCCTACGCCTTACGTTTCAGGATGGGGCGAATGCGCTACCATCGGGCTAAATCTGTCAGATATATTTGTCACAGCAGGAAGCAAAGCGCAGATAGCCATAACGGTAACGAGTGCCAATATCGTAACGGGTACGGCATTCACGGTGGCAGCGCAGCCGTTTGCCGTTTCATCCGTTATTCCACAACCCGCAAATACGGTTAACTTCACAGCAGGAACGGCGCTACAAAAGGCGCAGCGGCTTAAAATGATGCTGGAAATGAATGCGTATATTTCGGAAAACTTCACAATTACAGACCCGGTTCCGACAGGCGCAAACTACCAAATTCAGATAGTAGCCAAAAGGAACGCCGTTATTGATGTGACAACGACAGTACCAAGCCCGTACACGACTACGCAAATAGCAGGTTTTGCGGATCAGCCTTTATACGACCGGATCGGGTACAGGGTATTTGTAGGCGGCACACAGATCAATAAGCCGGGCTTTGACATCTTAGACCCAACTTACAGCATTAACGGAGCGGCAAACATCCTGTACTTTGATGTCAATCACCTTGTAAGACCATTCCTGCAAACAACCTACCCGCTCACACCGCCGCTAAAGATTAACCCATTTTGCGACAACACAATACGGCGGCTTGTTCGTGTTGAGGCGTTCGGAATTAAAACGGACGGGTGTCAATACGCGGCGACAACCGACCTGCTCACTTCAAATAACTTTTGGATGCTTAACAGCGCCGTGCAAGAAGAAGACCGCTTCTTTTTAGGCCCATTCTATCCAACATCGGCATACCAAACGCGGCGGCCACTTACACGGCGCACTGTATTTTGCAGTAGTCCAGGCTCTTATGATTTCCTATGGCTTATCTGTGACGATAAGGCGCAGTTCACGGTAACGGGCAATATCAATATTCAATTAGCAATGGATACGGGCGCGGGGTACGGCGCTTATACTACGACATCCTCATTTGTAAGCACGTCTTGCGTTTTGGCCATTCCAACGGGGTACGGTAATTCGCCTACCCTGTCCACTACGCCAAACGTTAAGCGGTACAAAATCAGGGTTCAGATTGACGGTAACACGGTCATGGAGGTAGAATACAGCGTGTCTCCAAACTGTGGAGATATTGAACTGTACAGTCTTAACGACTACGGAGGTTATGATACAACGCGCTGGAACATTGTAGAGGAAAATGTGGAACTGACAAACGAAACACCGTGCGTAGGTACACCGTGTTACAATACAAACAGCGTGGAATCGGTGAACTATTCCCAGCGGCTTTCGCTCGGTGGTCGTGCTGTTCTTCAATCCGATCTGTTACGGCGCTATGTCGTTTACAGCGATGTTGAGGTGCAAAATACGGAAGAAGAAAAACTGTTCTATGAGGGCATTATTAAGTCCCCTTCGCATTTCATCCGGTTCACAAAGAACGGTGAGGAATTCCACAGAAATATCTTTCTTGAATCCGGGACTTTTAAAACGATTGAGACTGAAGACGGGAAACAGCGTGTAGAGTTAACATTTTTAGCCCACAAAAACCAACACGTTCAGATATGAGTTGCTGCATGAAAATATGCCTATTGAGGCAAAACGACAACACGCCGACTGACTACCTGACAGGCGGAGAATCTCAATTTGATTTCACAGACGACATTGTTTTGAACGATGTTGCACAGGAATTGAACGAGGTAGGATCTTTAAAAGAATCGGGCATTATCAGCACCTCTTTGCCAAAGACGCAAAAGAACAGGTTTTTTGTTCAGCAGTACGCGAGTAAACCGAACAGTGATATTTTTGAAATTCCAGTGCGTATTTGGGTAGATGGGTATCAGGTGAATGAGAACATCATCCGCTCAAATGGCGGAAATGATCGGTTTTGGGAAATTGAGTTCGTGGCATACAATTGGGTTTACAAGGCCAAACGGGAAAAACTGTGCAGCATTAACGGTTACAGCCCGTACATATTTCAGGAATCGTATGTGGATGCACAGAGCAACTTAGAGCAGGGGCAAGGCGTGTCGAATGGCATTGTTTTCCCTTTGGCGAACTATGGCGGTTTTCACAAGTTGAACGGCGTTTCATTTGAAGAAACGTTCCTCGATTATCGCCCGTGGTTCTATTTGTACAAGTTGATGAAAACCGCAATGTGCTACTGCGGTGTAAACTTCGTTTGCCCTTATCTGGAATCTGACATGGGCAAGGCGTTGATTGTGTATTTGTCAGGTGGCGAAAAATGGGATCACGGGTACAACGGGGCGCTATCCTATTTCCCGTCAAACCTGGAACTCCCATGCTGCGATAAGTACGCGTTCAGGGCGTACAACAATGCTACGCAGGCGCTAACAGGCTCTCCCGCGTCATTCCCGTTAACAGGGCATAAGGTTCTACTTCAAAACGATTCAACAGGCGGAGGGTACGACACGGGAGGCGCATTAAACCAAAGCGCTGCATCTATTTTTGGCGCGGCTGGATTTTGGGACACGACAAACAGCAAGCACTACTATATGCGCGGTGTGTGGAATTACTACGCCGTTTTGTACCTCACAGCGAGCGCAGATGTCACGGTGGATATTAAGATGGAAATGGATGCAAGCGTTTCATATCTGACTACGCAGCCACTCGAAACAAAGACGGTGCTACTCAAAGCGGGTGTTCAGCAGCGCATTGAATACCGTTGCAAGATATACCAGCATACGCCAACAATCGGGTACGCGCTCACCATTGCGCCGTACAACGTGGCACCTACAATCACAGTCGGAACGGGTACGTTTTTGGAGGGCATCGGCGAGACGGTTATGCTGGCATCTAATTTCCAGACGACCAACACAAGCCCGTTAACGATCAATTACAACAACGTCACAAGCGCGACAATTGTATTCCCTCAATCTTACATCCATCCTGACCTTACAATCATGGAATTGATAGAGGGCTTCGCGCACGTGCTTGGAGCAAAACTTGACTATGACCCGGCAACAAATACGGTTAAGATGTTGACCGACTTTGACACATACATTACAGGCGACTATGTGCAAGGATTCTATAATGCCGGGCAAGTTGATTTCGATCTGACAGGGCGCGAACTGTGCGAGACGCGAAACGTAAAAATAGCGCGTGATACGCCGCCTTGCACAGTAAGTTATGGCTTCAAAAAAAGCACCGACGAATACATACAAGACAAATCAGGAGATGAGCCATTTGAGCGCACGGTAAACCTGAAGCCAAAGTTCCCAAAATGCGAGGATGAAACGGAGGACAGAAACCCGCTATTTGAGCCGACACTTGACAAACAGATTGACGAAATCAAACCCGCAACCGGAACAGCGCCAATTGTTCCTGTTCTACTCGACAACCTTAGCGGGGCATTGTCCACGTCAATCGGGGCGCGTATCGCGGTGTATTACGGGCCTGTCAATCAAAAATTAACAACAACATCGGCAACAAACAGAACGTTTCGCAGATTTTGGGGCGGCTCGGCTGGAGATCATGCCGTCGTGTTTTACGCATCGCAGTACCCTACATTGCCAGTTTCAGAGGTCGGAGGCGTTACTACGTTCTTAAAGGGTTTGCGCCCTGTTCTTTCTTATGGCCCATCACAAGAAAGCCTATATGTTTTCCATCGGAAAGAACTGTTAACGGAGATTCTTGGAAAGGAGATACAAGCGGATTACTTCATTAAAGGGCTGTACGAATGGCGTGAACTGAATTTCAGGCGGTCGTACATTATCCGGGATAATGACAACCCGCGGAGGTACTACCTAATCGAAAAGGAATACGACCCATGCAGCCGAAAGGCCACGCTTACATTAAAGGAGCGTGAAAACAAAATCTGCCTTTGCCCTTATCCATGTGACGGCGATATCACAGCGCAGGAGATCGGAAAGCATGAAAAGTTCCTGCCAAACGGGACGTACAATTATCAGGTGAATTACTTTAGGCTCAATGGAGTGGACATAATCAACACGCCGTACCTATATGCCATAACTGTAACAGCAGGATCATTCTTTACCGCTCCATTGGGCGGGCAATACCTCAAAAGCGATGTTGACGCGCTCAATTCGTTTTTTCAGTTGTTTGCGCCAAACATCAAACTGTCCTACGCAACAAGCATGAACCGGATGAACATTGAATTCCCATCCTGCTACTCGTTCGCCGTGGAGATCATAGATAGCCCGTCTTCATCGGCTGACGGCATCAGGTTAACAGAGAACGGGATAACCCATATTACCTTAGACGGTGGCGCTACATGGTATGCAGCAGGGGCCGCACTTTTAGGTACTTCGATCAATTCAAAACTTTTACCGCCATCGGGCATCAAATTTTCAAACCAATGTAATGCAGCAGACTAAAAACATAATGAAACAATGGCAGGACATTAAAGCCGAAACGCGCCCGCGCTCGTTTTCAGAACTGCCTTTCACGGTAAAGTCAAAGTACTACTTTGCCGCTAAGACTTACAATATTACCTTATACGCCTGTGGTTCTGTTGCAGAAGGTGGCTATTACCACAGGCAATTGGAAAGTACAAAACACCTGAAAGACATCCGGCGAAAGGCAATGGGCAAAACAGAAAACAGCGACTATGACATTTGCAGCCCGGATATGAATGACGCAATACGTGCAGAATTAACGGGTCTGGGCTTCGATGTCATCCCCTACGTTGCGTCGCGGGCATTGCTTGAAATACCTAAAACAGAACACGATTAAATATGGCAGATAATCAGGATCAGGAACAACTTAGACAGAATCTAATTAAGTACATCATGTTCGATTGCCCAAAAGCAATTGACGAAAAATTGGGCGTACTTATGGATGAGGTCACACTACCAAGCCTGATCGCGTGCGCGGCGCGGCTTAACCAAAAGTCCACAATTGGAAGCATTATGCACCGCTTCAATGGCGTAACACGTCACCAAGCAATAAGGGCAATTTCACAAAAGAAAAAAGCATTGCAAAAATGAACGAACAGGAACTAATACGGAAACTACGCATTTTTATGCTGTCAAAGGCTTACAATGTCTTTGAGCAGCCCGGAGAGTTGAACATCATCTACTTAGAGGGATTCGAGTACAACAAAATACTGGGGCAATACCGCGCTAATAAAGACGTGTTCGATGAATGGAACGACCTGCGTTTGGTTGTTGACTTCAATGCAGGAAAAGTCCTGCATAATGCCGTCGCCACAACGGAGCCAGGGCGCAAAGCAACATTCGAGAAGAAGTCTTTAATTTTGGGCGGCGTTGCCCGTATCGCGTTCGGTCAATATCAGGCGTGGCAAATGGGCTGGCATAAGTTCACGCAATACGGCAAACAGCATCCGGCCTTAGTGCAATGTTCTGACATTCCGGTGCATCGTGACGTTAATCAGGACGGGAAGCGCACGGGCGATCCTGTTGATATTGGCAGGGGGATTAATCAGCACAGTACGCATGAGCGCTTTAACAGTAAGTCAATAGGCGGCTACTCTTACGGGTGTTTGGTTAGTAGGGGATGGAATCTACATCTTGCGTTTTTGGAATTACTAAAAACCGACATTCGATACATCAAAGATCAAAAGTACAAGTTTTTCACCACGATTATCGCGGGCGATATTTTTGCAGGATCATAAATAAAAAACCCGCGTAGTTGTACGCAGGTCTTTTTGTGGTGAGTTATCCGGGAATTCCGGGTAACTCATTTTTTATTTATGCTCTGCAAGTTCGCTTTCTAATTCGCTAATTTTATTTGACAACTGCTCAATATACTCTACTCTTTGTATGTATTCTTTTTCAAGAAGATCAAGTACAAACAATATTCGCCTTGTTACATCTAATTGCGTGGCCTTTTTGTACTTCTTGTATCTGCCTTCGTTGAAAAACCTGTGCCCTGTTTCATTGAAATACTTCGCCTCATTGAATTCCGTATTTAGTAGCCACTTTTCGGCATCTAAATTATCCCTGTCTTTTTGTGGTAAAATCTCCTGACTTATCATTTTATTCAAATTTTGAACTGTCCGGGATTACCGGACAGTTGGTGAAAGTTATCGGCTTCTCCTATATTCAAGTTCTTCTTCCCATTCATCCTCGTTTACAATCACGAATTCGGACGGTGCAAAGTATGTCGCCGCAATGCCGTAAGGGCCTGCTATTTCATCAGCGTGTGCTTGCGCCTGTTTTACTTTGTTATCCATTTCGTTAGCAAGTTCATAGTACTTGGCTTCTGCATCTGTTTCATTGCCACTGAATACAACGTGACCACAGTAAACAGTCCCGTTTGTTGGGGCTTCAATTACAAGGAAAGAATTTTGTTGTTTCATATTACCCGGTTACGGTTACGGGTTCCGTTGTTTTTGATTGTGAGTTAAGATTTTTTTACCAAATAGAAATCAATTCTTTCTTTTCCGTATTCGGCGTTCTTGCGGTAAAACCTCCCTGTTGGGTTTACCTCTGTGCGAGAATAAATCGCTTCTGGGTGTTCGCGTAAAAGGTTAAATTCTTTTGTTGTTCGCCCACCTTCATGCAGATTAAGTTCTTGCAAGTCCGTGGCCTGGCATACCAATGCCTTTTCTACAAGTTCGCTATCAGATACTTCTTTCATTGTTTAAANTTTTGATTGTGATTTATTCCAATGCCCGCTTTCGCGGGCTGGTACGGTTACTCAATAATTAGGGTATAATATGCAGCATTATTTACAAGTGGTGAAAACTCCTGTTTTACCGCTGACCTACCGTCTATAACGGCGGGAATTCTTCTGCCATCTGATAGCGTTGCAAATTTCTTTGAAACATTGACAACCGAAACAACTCCAGACCTGAGTGAGCCTATTTTGCGAGAAAACTGCATCCCTATTTTAATGTTGATAGCCATGTTGTTTTAGATTTTAAAAGTATTGTTGTTGTTATTTATTGTGTGATTGATAGTACAAAGATAAGGCAGTAATATGATTCTGCAAAGCAATTCAATAAATATTTTCAAAAAACTTTAAACTTTAACATTTCGCCAAAACTTTACTACCATTTTGCCAACAAAATAAACAAAATAGCCTATATTTGTACAAAATTAGAAACATGAAATTCGGAAGTAATACATTCCATTGGGTTCCTACCCAACTACTCGAAATATTTGATACGTTGAGGTTCTACGTAGATACCAACTGGGTAACAGAAAAAGAGGGGCTATATAAATTCGATCCGGCCTATTCCGCCCGTGGCGAATTCGACAAATACCTGACCAAATTACAAGACAAAGGCATTGCCCCCGTTTTCTGCCTACACAATACGCCGCGCTGGCTGCAAGCCAAACAGGGCCAAACAGACCCGGAAGCAGCGCCCGCCATTCCTGGAATGAGCCGGACAGACCCGGCGGCATACCGCCATTTCGCAGAGGCGTGTTTCCAGGTCGCTGCGCGTTACGGGAATACCGTACACCCAAACAGCGCCCTAAAGATTGACACGTCGGAACGATGGACAAACGAGGGCAAAAATGCCGTTGTGTCGGGGCTTGGTCTGCTTAAGTACATAGAGGTCTGGAACGAGCCTAACAAGTTCTGGAAAGGCAACAGCCCAGCCAATATGACACCGCAGGAATACGCCGCTATGCTGTCCGCTTGCTACGATGGCCATGAAGGCCGCTTAGGATCGGGCTATGGAATCAAAACCGCTGACAACACAATGCGCGTCGTTATGGGCGGGCTTGCGGGGTTAAATTCCGACTACATTTTACAGATGGGCAAATGGTTCAATGAAAACCGGACAGATAAGCGCTTTGCAGCCGATGTTATTAACGCGCACCATTACTGCAATGAAGACCCATCGGGCGTTAATATTAGGGGCGCAAGCCCGGAAGCGGATAACCTACGCTTGCGAATAGCCGACTTCAAACACGTCTGCGATATGGTTGCGTATGGCCTACCCATTTGGCTTTCCGAGTTCGGGTACGATACCGATGCAGGCAGCCCGCAATACGTCCCCGAAAAAGAACAGGGTAAACTGTTGGTTCGCTCGTTCCACGAAGGCGCGGCGGCGGGGCTGTCTGCCATGTTCATCTACAATGCAGCGGATGAGCCAAACCCTAAAGCGGGGCTGTACACGTCCAGCGGATTCCTGTATGGCGAATCCAGAATGCCGCAATACCAACCTAAGCACGCCTATTCGTCTTTGGCTGTAATGATCCGCAACCTTAAAGGGAAGACGCTGAAAGGCGAAAGCATTGATAAGGACGGTACGCGGGTGCAACTGTGGGGTGATAGCGCCGGGGCTGTGGTTTGTCGTTGGAACCCGAACAGCAAGACGGTGAAGAGCGCGGTTAGGTATGTGCCGATGGGGTGATTTTTACGAAAGCCTAAAAGGAAGCAGCGAATTGCAGTTTGCGCAACTTGGTATCTTGTATTCAAAAGCCACATACTCGCTTTCGCCATAAATACACCCATTTTCTGAACCATCAGGAGCAAAAACGTTATCCCTGACTATATGTATTTTTTGCGAAATCTTATATCCATATACGGTTTTGCACTTTTTGCATGGTATTGGTTGTGGTTCACCTTTTTTTATCGTTATCATTTTCGATGTTTTTTAAAAGTGATAAAATATTGTCCCTTTCGCGCTTATCCGCATCCGCAATGATGATCTTTAAAAAGGCGCGTTCAAGTTCAGGCCGGCCATATTTTGAATTGGTTGCAATGGTGATCTTATCAATCATTTTGTTGATCTCCGCAACGGTTTCCTCGCTCATTTCGCCGCCGTGTAGGCGGACTTGTTCAGGGGTTATCATTTGGTTTGTTTATCAATTTCAATTCCCAAGATTTCAGCAGCAGCCCGCAATTGCTCAATTGTATTTGCTCTGCCTTTGCCGCCATTTCTCCAAGAAAAATGAGATTCAAACAAGTCAAAAAGCCTACTCTTTTCGCGTCTGTCAAGAATCTCCTCTTTTGTAAGGTATAATTGAAAATTGTTTTGGCAGTATTCTTTTGAAACGTGTTGAAGCGTTTTCCTATCAACCGGGTATCTTTCAGAGTAGCCGTCAAGGTAGATGTACTTAGCGCCTATACGCTTTACAACCTCTTCCTTTATTTTCGTTCCGGCATTTCTGCCTGTCATTTCGCGGTACAGCACCGTACCAACTTGAATTTCTTCGCTCATTTCTTGTAAAGTTCTTTCGCCGTTCCGCACACCGCCGCAAGCAAATTGCAGACGGCAATGTCGGAGCCGCTTGGGTTAACGTTTAATTTTTGAATCACTGAATCCGCATCAAAATCAGGATGCCCGATGGCGTTCACCATTTTTTTAAGCAAATCCAGGCGCTCCCTAATCTCGCTATCCGTCATGGGCATTTGATCGTCAAATATCGTGAATGCCTTATCCCTGTGGATTTTGCGGGCGGTTTTTCTGCCAGCGCCGGGGCGGTAGCCGCCGCGCGTGGATTTGGGTTTGTTATTCGGCATCGGTATTGTTTAAGATTTCCAAAATTTTCACCGCCTGTTCAATTGTGGCGGTTTTGATTTTCGTTTCGATTTCGGCTTTGACCTTTTGGAGGCGCATTGAGTTTTCTACTTCTTCAATCATTTCGGGCGTAGCAATTTTGTAATATCCCTGTGACCAGGAATCTCCGCCAAGTTCCTTAAAAAAATCTTTGTTTGCCACATCTCTTTTGAACTTTGTGTTACCAGTCATTGCCTGCGTATTTGTAACGCGGTCAATGGTTAGTATTGACTTTTGCTTATAGTAATGTAGTACAATCTTGTCCCCGACGTTGAGCAGGTGGGTTGCTTGTGTTTCTTGTGCCATTGTATTGTGATTTAATCGTTTTTTTGATCTGTTTCATGTTCTCTCCGGCGCAACCTCACGCGCTTCGCCATTTGCTTTTGGCAGATGTCCCATGCGTTTTGGTGTGGGTAGTCTCCTGTTGTTCCGAGCGAAACCTCTTTAACAGTTGCCCCGGTTGCGTACCGGAATAACACCTTATCAGTTACATAATTTTCGAGCGCCCATAGCGCAATATTATCCAACTGTGTCAGGTTCTTAACGTCATATTGAAAAACGCCGTCAAATATGAATTGCACCAACGGGAATTCCCATTGGCTCTCCTGTTCGGTTATTACTTTGATGTTCATTTAATTTAATCGTTTTTAATTTTTTCTTTAAAGGCCAAAAGGAACTTAGGCTCTCCAACCTGATTGCCCCAACCTTCAAGGCTACATTCATTTGAAACAAAAGACTGGATTTCAATATGTTCATATCCGTCTGCTTCTTGCGCCGTGCAATCTCCGTAATTTTGAGGGACTAAGCCGAGCGAAGCCGTAAGGCTTTCTAAGTGGTAAACCATTGCGCCGCTTCCATTAGCGTTGTATTCTGTAACGCGGTAAAATGTCTTTTTCATTGTAATATTGTTTTTGATTTGATGCCCCGCCGATGTGGCGGGGCGGTTGTTCTTGTTTCATGGTCTTCAATCCTTGTTATGATGGAATGGTTTTCTATGGTTCTATGCGCTTGTTATAATGCGAAATTACTGATTACCCTATTTCCATACATTTTTTGCGTACTCAATCTCTTTCTCATCCAACCATTCAGCCAACTTTTCCGCCTGTTGATCCAGCGTGAGCGGCTCAAAGTTGTCATCGTACTTTGTTCGGCGGGTAACCTTTTCTGCGATTTCTCCAGCAACCCCTGAGTTTGTTCTGCGTTGGGACATTTCTTGTCTGCCTACTTGTTGAGATTCAACAATGATCTTTTTTGCGATTTCAATTGCAGTTGTCATATTGTTTAAAATTTTGATTGTTTATTTCCTTATGATCAATACATCGTTTTCAATGTTCATAGTTCCAAGTAATTCATTCGCTTCGTTTTTCATCCAGTATGTAACTCCGCTTTCTTTTTGCAGTTTTTCTATTTTTTTTACCGTAGGAAACTGCTTTTTGATTTCTGCCGCTGCTTCTGGTGATTTAGCGCCGTTGATTCTGATTTCGATTGACTGTGCCATGTTGTTTTACTTTTAAATTTTCAGCGCCGCGTTATTGCTTCGCTGTTGATAGAACAAAGATAAGGTACTATTATGATTCTGCAAAGCAATTCAATAAAGTATTTTCAAAAAAGATCAAACTTTAACATTTGCCAGCATGAATCAGCATACTTTGTCAATAAAATAAACAAAAAACATATCAATTAACATTTAGTCCGCTCAAACAATACTATAAAACCGCATTGTAAACAAATCTTACAATGTCGGCAGCATCTTTGTACCGTGAAAGACGGTATGTTAAATTTCCTCGCATCGGGCCAACGTTGGCATATTGATATTGATGGCGGCTTATCCGCTCTTAGTAACTACTACGCCGACCGCGAACTGTTACAATCAGGTGCAAGCGCATCCGATGTGTACAAAGACCGCCGCGAAGCCGCACAAATGACCGTTCAAAAACGAGGCGTTGCAAATGTGGCTGTTATCCCGCTCACAGGCGTTATGCGCTTAGAGGGCGGTATGTGCGCGAAAGGCATACAGGACATTGCCAACGAAATACGCGCCATTAATTCAGACCCTACAATATCGGCTATTGTGATTAACGCCAACACTCCAGGCGGCGAAGCGGTAGCAGGCATTGAGTTGTTCAATGCAATTTCAGAAATCAATAAGCCTGTTTTTGTTTACGCCCATCGCCTTGCATCGGCTGGCATCATGGGTACGCTCGCGGCAGATGGCATCTACGCTGCTTCTACTCAATCCGATTTCGGCAGCGTGGGCGTAATGATGTCCATTGACAATAAGATCGTGCAATACCTACGCGAAAACGTAACGACGCTATACAGCCGAAACAGCCCGAACAAAAACGAGGAATTTAACGCGCTCATGGAGGGCGACGTTTCAAAATACATTAACGCGCTTACTACAATGGATGATGATTTCATGCAGCGCGTGGCCAATTATAGACCGCTCAAAGGATCGGAATCACAGAAACAGGAAACATTATCAGGCCGTATGTTTTTCGCACAGGATGCGCAGAAACGCGGCCTTATTGATGGAATAGCAACACTAACGCAGGTAATACAAATGGCAGCAGAGGAGGGGATTAAAACCGCTCAAACAAAGATGCGCCCATTTGAACGCCGTAGAAAAAACAAAAAAGAAATGGCAAATTTTTTCGAGAGCCTAAATCAATTCTTTTCAACTGCAACCCCTGAAACGGACGACCAGAAAAAAGCAATTGAGGCCGTAAACGGTCAAATCCAGGCCACACAAACGGAGATGCAAAACATCGCTACCGAACTGGCAAACCTGAAAACAGAACGCGAAGCCCTTACGGCCCGCGTCGCTGGCATGGAAACCAGCATGAACGACCTGAACGCAAAGGTTCAAAGTCTGACAAGCGAAAACGCGGAAATGAAAACGCAGATTGAGGCGCTACAAAGTGAAAATACGGCGCTGAAAGCAGAACGCGACACGCTCAAAACCGAATTGGAAACCGCAAGTTCCAAAATTACAAATCTGTCAAAAGAATTGGCAGATGAGCGCATAAACCGCGAAAACCCGAAAAGAGCAAACAGCCAACAACAGGAAGGCATTGAAGGCTTCAAAACAGCAGCAAAACAGGCGGTGACTTGGTTCGGTGGGAACTAAGACCGTCAAAAAATAGCAAGGCAAAAAACAAACACAAATTAGTATCATGGGAAAAATAAAATTCGGTGCAGGCCGGAACGGTTCAATTGTTCTTGAAAGCCGCACGACAAACGAATTCCTGCAAAATGAATTCGCAGATACAATGCTGCCATACCAACGCGCATTGATGCCGTTCAAGTTCATGCAGATGGGCAAAAACGGCAAAGTCATTCAAAACCGCATCTCCGTAAACGGCGTGTTCTGGCAACCAAAGAAGCCTTGTAACATTGACACGGGCGGCAAGGTTGTTATCAGTTCAACCGAAACTGTACCATGCGCAATTTCTGCGGGAATGGAACTTTGTTCTGAACTTCTCGGCACGTGCTTGGAACACATGGATAACTACGCAGCCGATGGCAGCGTGGCGACAACAGAGTTTGAGCAGCAATTCGAGAACATCATCCGCAACGATTTCAGCAACAACGCCGCATCTGAATTGCTTGGACTGCTCATGGGCGGACAGTACTATTCAGGATTGAGCAGCACGCTTTCCGCATCCGGCGACCTGACAGGCGACGACCTGACTCGTTTCACCGCACAGGAAGCATCCTGCCAGGGGCTTTTGAAGTTCCTGAAAACGAACATCGAATCTTGCGGCGTGATCGGCGAAACCGATTACACAACCTGCGAAAACACATCTGACATCCTCGCTCTTTTGGAGCGCCTTTTCTGCTGCGCTCGCGAAAAGAACGCATCATTCCGTCGTATTGTGGACATGGGATACCGTGCCGCCGCATCAGGACGTAAACCGATCTTTTTGGTTTCCGACAACCTGTACGGGAAATTCCAGAGCGCATACTACGCGCTGCAAAACGTTCAATCAGCACAGTTCAGCCCGTTGACAAAAGCAACGGTTGGCGACTATGACCTGTTTTACTACAAGGGCATTCCAATTGCACCGATTTCAATCGGCGTATGGGATGACCACTACAAAGTAACAGCAACGGGCGACGCGGTTAAAACGCAGTTTGTTGCCTTGACCGTTTCTGAAAATATCGAAATCAGCACCAACTACTCGACGGAACAAATTTTGGGCGTAGATGAGCCTGTGAGCATCGTCATCACTAAAGACCCTGACCCACGCCGCCCGAACACGTTTGTATTGGCAACCAATGCGCTCGTGAAGGTAAACATTGTCAATCCAGAACTTCTGGTTTATGACGTAACAATCTAAACAACACCGAAACATGGCAAATTTAGCAACAGCCTGCTCCAGTTCCGGTACGTTTACAGGGGTTAGCGCCTCAACCAAGTGCCTTGTCCCTCCGGGATTGGATGCCGTTTACTACGCCAACCTTTCCGACTTGGACTTGACGGCAATGGCATTAGTGGCAAACTTTTCAGTCGCAACACCGTGCGGAAGTATTACCAACTTCATCATGCAATCGTCTGCTCTGTTCAAACTATTAGAGCATGACGGGCTTACTTCTACCTACACCCGCACACGGTCAGGAGCGAAGTATGTGCATACCATCACGCTTGCATATTTGGGAGGTGACAACACCCGCGACTGCCAACTGAAGAACTTGGAATCGCTTATGTGTAACGCCGTTTTTGTCATCTCGACAAATGGCTGTTTCAATAAGGCGATTGGTATCAAGGCTTCAATAAACGGTCCAACAGTTGTGCTGTCAAAAGACAAAGCGGATCGTAAGGTTACGCAAAACGACTTTGACGCAAAAACGCAGGATTCAGACGAATCAGCAACGACCGTATTCACTTTCACATTCACTACTACCGAGCCAGGTCTGGCAGTAGGTGCAACATCAATTCCAACATAAACCAATGGCATATCTTATTACAGACGAAGCAAAGGCAAACCCACGCGGGCATCAGTTACCACTAATTGACCAGGCAACTGGCAAGGTAAAACGGCATCCAGACGGCGTTCCGATTATGTTGTCTGAATGGGTAGGCATCGGCGGGGAATATGTGATTGTTGATAGCAGTTGCCTCACTTGCGGCGGCACAACCGATGAAAGCGCAAAGGCAAAATCTGTGCGCAAATTCAGAGAGGCATTGCCACATGAGTACAAGGCACTGGCAGAAGACTACTACAAAGAAAGCAACGGCATTCCAGGTGTTTTGATCTGTGTGCCAGACGAAGCAAAAACAAGCAAATAAAGTGAGTCAATTCTACGGGGATATATCAGGAATGGGGCTTAAAAACCCTATTCCTGAAATGGCCAAAGACAAGGGCCAACTTGTCAAGTTATTTGAGCAGGGGCGTTTCCTTGTGCCATATTCCCGGAATGAAAGAGGTAAGACAGCGCACAGCACATTAAATATGCTGTACACGCTTTCCCAACTTTCACCGATCAAAAAATCGGTTATGGCTTCAAAGATTGATTTTTGTTTCTCCAAGGGCATAACGGATGAAAACACGGCGTTCATTGAAAATCTAACGGCGATCGGGGTAAGTGCAGATGATATTGTGGGCATGGTTGGTGCATCCATGAGGGATGAATCAATATGCGGTACGGCGTTCGTGAAACTGTCTTTAACTTCGGTTAACGGCGTTTTTTCGGCAAAGATAACCCGCATACCGCCACAGAATGGACTACCCGCATACGATTGGGAAAATCCAGACAGCGACTTCAATAACCTGCTATTCTACACAGATAAGCCCATCGGGAACGACTACTCAATGCAGCAGGGCAAGTTATTGGAATGGAAAGCAGCCGGGATGTTTCCGAAATGGACAAAGCGCGGGAAAGTTGTTGAAACGGTATTCCAGATTAACGCAGTCGGCTACGATCAGGAGATATGGGGTCGTCCGGTTGTTGACCCTAATCTTTTGCTTATTGACTATGAAACGGCCAATAATGTAGCAAAGATTAGCGCATCCGAGGTAACAGCAAAAGTAATGATGCTGCTAAAAGAACCATCTGTTTTGAGCGTTGAGGGTACCGGTAAAAGTGTTGATGACGTAAAGCGAGAACTGACATTTGCACTACGTCGTACAATGACCAACAGGGGCGAACAAAGCGAAAGCCTTGGCGTGTTATTCTACACAGACGAAGCGCCAACGGTTGAGACGATCAACATTAACCGCGATAGTCAATGGCTCGAAACGACGCGAAAAATGTGCGTTCAGTCCATTTGTGCAGCCGAGGGAATACCCGCTTCTTTGGCATCATTGGAGGACTTGAGGGTAGGATTGGGCGGTAATGTTGTACTTGACACGCTGATACTGACCAACGCAAAAACGATAGAGCCAACGCAGTCGCGTTATGAAAAGTTTTTCAATACGATTTTGAACGCGCTGGCAGAAAAGGCAGGGATTGAGGGCGGTAAAATCGCGTTCATTAACCCAATGACGGACATCATAGAACAATTCAAAGCGGTACGGCAAACGAATAGCAATGCAAACCAAGCCAATACTAACCCGACAGGAGGCAGCAATTAGAGCCGAATTAGGCGCTAAGTTTCCCCTTTGCAATTTGTCCGACCTATACCAAACAGAGGTATTTGAGTTCCGGCATTGCTTTGGTATGGCAACGTACGAAAAGATGCGCGACGCGCTGGCAGACTATTCAAATGCCGACCCGTGGATGAGCCAAAGTTATAGCGCAGGAACGGTAGTGATTAAGGACGGTGTTTTTTGGCAGGCAAAGCAAACGACAACAACGGAGCCACTCGCAGAAAATGAACATTGGGGACTTGCACCTAAGTTTGACGACACAGCCTGCGGGCAATTGTATAACGAACTGTGGTGCGATTATTTAGCGCGGTATCTGGCATTGAAGGTGGCCATTATTACAATAGGCAGACAGGCGGTAACAGTATCAGGGCAAGGGGTGACAAGAAACAGCGGTAACGGCTTCATCCCAGCGGATGCCAAAGAAATAGGCTTTCTTTTAGATGGGCTAAAATTGCAGGCTACGCAGACATTCGACAATATGGAATACTGGCTTGCATCGAACAAAACAGATACTTGTTTCCCTGCTGAAACCTGCAACGACAAATGCACAGATATCAAAGCAGATTGCGGTTGCAGGTCGGGCGACTGTTCAGGAGAGAAGCCACAATACGCCGGGATTTCAGTTTACTAATATCGAAATAAAACCATGTTTGAAGGAATAAAGGATGCCATAGCCGAAAAGGCAAAAGAAGTGCTTACAAAGCGGATTTTGCAAGGCGGCGAATTGGTGTCAGACGAACAAGCAGCCGAAAGGCTAAACAGGTGCAAGACCTTAGAAAACGGGATGCCGTGCCGATACTTTGGCCCGGTAAGCGTAGCGGGGTTAATATTCCCGGAAGGTTGTAACGCTTGCGGATGCCCGGCGGCTACCAAATTCAGAATGAAAAACATCACAGACCCGTTAATCAGGGCCGCAATTATAACAGCAGGGGGAGATCCTGAAATTGATTGCAAACACCCGGATGGATCGAAATGGACAGACATCGAACAAAAATACAAACATTAAAAAATACTCAACACTATGGGCGCAATAAAAGAAATGGGAATGGAAGTGAAATTCCCAGGCACAAACCAACCGTTCCACGTTGGCGCAAATGAATGCTGCAACGAGGTGCAAACCTGCCAAGACGCACTTACCATCCTCAACTCCGCCGCCGTAACAGGTGCAACCTATGTACGCACAGATGGCACGACCATCGCGCTTTCATGGGCATCCGTAACAGGTGCAACAGCCGCAAAGGCTGCACTCGAAGCAGCGCTGAAAGGTTATGAGGCCAACGTGTCTATTGCAACGGCGGTTATCTCCGGTACGCAGTACTCACTTCGTCACATCGGGCAAGGCCGCATTACGCAAATCACGGTTGCAGGAACGCCAACAGCCACAACCAAACTTTGCACGACCAAAAGCATCTGCACATACTGCACAACCGTAGGCGCTACGCCGGGGGCTGTGATCTACAATGGTGCATCATCTCCGCTTTCAAACGCTCCATATTCAAGCGCATCTACTCTGCAAACGGACATTATCGCAGCCCTTACGGCTCTTAGCGCCCCGTTTGTTGTTGGTTCGGTTGCGGTTGCGGTGGATGCCATTTCAGGCGGCTTTTCGGTTCAATGGAAAGCAGATGGCGGTAAGACGTTCACCATCGGCGTGAAGGTTCTGGAAACCAAAGATTGCACGGTGATCTTTGCGTAAGCGACAACACAAAAATAACTATCACAACGGCGGTGCAGGGCTTAAACCATGCCCGCCGTTTTTTTTGAATTAGTGCCATGATTAGAAAAATTGAATGCGTCTCATGCACGCCGTCCGATCCTAATTGCCCGACTTGCGGCCAAACGGGTACAGATGGGCAGTATGAAGTATTGAGCGGGCTAAAATTGACAGACCACAATGGAGTGGTGTACTATGTACGCGCTCTATATGCGGTATTGGTCAACACAACGGCACAAAGTATCAGCATTGTACAGAACGGATTAACCGTTTTTGAAATTCGCCTGAATGATACGACATACAATACGCTCCAAGAATTGGCGGCTGCTGCCTGCGCTTGCAATGGCGCGTCATCAGGCGGAGGCGGTACGGTTAATCTATCCGGTTCTGCGAGTTCAGGCTCATACACAATCACTCCAAGCGGCGGCGGAACTGCCGTCAATGTTCCTGTCCAGACGGGCATAAATGCGGGGCTTATCACGGCTGCGCAGGTTGCGCGTTTACCGCCTGACCCATCTATTGAGTTTAACAGTGACTTTGATGCGGCTGCAAACGGTATTCCAATTGACGGGCTTTATTGGGCGGGGCCGTCTCACATGGATGCGTCATGGGGTTCATTAAAACTTAGAAAAACTTAAAAACGAATTAGACACTATGAAACAACATATTTTAATTGCCATTTTGGCGATATTCACGGCGCTTTCATTAAGCGCACAGGTTATCAATAACCCATCAGGGAACACATCAAATAACCTTTACTCTACTTCAATTTGCTACGTCAATGCCGCTCCAACGTGGAATCCTGACGTATCGGCTGCATCGAAATGGTGCAAGATTGCCTACAATGAGGCCACGGGCGAGGTATGGTACTGGCAGACCAACAAAGTATCAACAGGGAACGGCGCATGGGTATCTGCTTCGGCTGTTACCAGAATGGCAAGCAATAGCGCTCCATCTCACACGCCGCCAAATCCTGCTGAAATTGTCATCTTGCCCAATGGTACGCTATACACATGGAACGGTAGCGCATGGGCAACGGTTGGCGGTTCAGGCAGTACAAACCTAACTACTACGCCATCATCCACAACGGTAACGGTTAACAGCGACACGGGAACGGATGCCATTATCCCGGCTGCAACCACATCGAATGCAGGCGTAATGACGGCAACGGATAAGACAAATCTAAATAGCGTCGTTACTAATTCACACGTTCCGGTAACGGTAACTGATGGCAGCAAGATTGATTTCACGCTGACGGGGCAAGACCTGACCGCTACAATCATTCCGGCAAGTATTGCCAATACAGATATTGCAGCATCGGGGGCATCATCTGGGCAAGTGCTAAAATTCAATGGTACAAACTGGGTTCCGGCTGCTGATAATGTCGGAAGTATTGGAAGTACAAACCTGACAGGCGGCACTCAAATTGCTATTGCCAATGGAACAGGCGCGGTGCTTGGTTCGTCGCCCGTTACGCTTGCACTTGCTCAAAACGGCGCAACAACCGACCAGGCAATGATATGGAACGGGGCTGCATGGTCGCCCGGAAATATTGACGCAACGGCTATACCCTACGCTCCAACTTCGCCACTAACAGCAACAGACGTGCAAGCGGCATTGGATGAACTTGCGCTTAATTCGCACGTTCCGGTAACGGCTGGCACAACGTCAGATATTCAGATAAGTGTAGCGACGGGGCAGATAGTTAGTGCGACGCTGAAACAGCAGGGAGCAAGCACAGGCCAGGTATTGAAATGGAATGGAACCGCGTGGGCTCCTGGGGCAGATAGCACAGGTGGAGGTTCTGTATCAATTCCACTCAATCAAATTCCTCTCGGTTCTGGAACGGGACTAATCAGTTCGCCAAAAATTACGGCAGACACAACACAGGGAACGCTATATCTTCGCAGAAGCGACGCAAACCCAACAGCGGTACAGTCTCATCTAAGATTCGTGCATCCACTTTCGGCTGCAAACCCGTATAGCTATACGCCGTTCAATTTTTGCAGCGAACTATCGTCAAATGGGAATGTGCTTAATCCGTACAACTATGTATATTCTTTTGGGCCAAATGTGAACGGGAATACAGGCGTTTCACTCGACCCGACCAAACCAAGTTTCGGTGAAAACTTTGAGACGTCATGGGTAGAGGGCGCAAGCGGCGGCGTTGGTGGGATTCCGACATATGAAAGACACCAACACTTCAAATGCCCTGATTCTACCGCTAAAAGAGTAAGCTCCTATACCATAAGATACCCAATACCTGCAATTTCAGGAAACAGGAACATTGATATAGATTATTATCTAGCCTTAAACAGATTTCACGTAAAAAGATGGTGGGGAGGGACTACCGATTATTTTGCGGTTTCTTATGGCAGAGAAACAGCGCCAAAGGGACAAATGTCCATGCAGCTAAATGATAGTTTAAATTTTGTAATTCAAGGGGATTATCTTGCAGATGGCAGCGGTAACGTGAATACAAATTTTGCTTTTCAATCATTTGGCCTAAGAAAAAATATATTGAATTTTGCGCCCGCTGGAATTAAATTGATAAACTTTGGTAGCACTGGATCAGGAACCCCAACGGGGGCAATAATAGACTTGGAGACATCAAAGATTTCAATTAAATCTCTGTCCAATTTTACGCAACTCGGAACAACCC